GTACCTCAGTTGGTATAAGAAACAGTGTCAACACGGAAGGTGGCAGCAGTAGTACCAGCAACCGACAGCACATCACCAACGTGATAGCCATCACCACCAGCAGCTACAGTCTGACCATCAACCACACCATCAGTGACAGTAGTAGTAAGGGTGCAGCCAGTGCCATTGATGTTGTCAACGGTGGTAGCTTTAGTACCAGCCACTTGACCAGTACCACCACCAAGGCGAGTTACGGTAACAACCGTACCACCTTCACGACCAGGCTCAATAGGAGGGCGTTGATTATAGGTTTGGCTAGTAGTTACACCAACACCATCAACAGTAGCGAGTCCCATTATGTCTCTCCTTTATCAGGAGCGAGCCGACTGCAGCTCAATAGCAGCAGCGGGGTTCAGGGTACCGCAGCCCATAGCCAGACGACCCACGATCAGGTCACCCTGGTACATCACAGACACATCACCAGAGGTGGTCTGCACAGAAGGAGCGATAGCTTCCACAACACCAGCAGCATCCTTGTAGTAGATCAGACCACAGTGGGTGCTGAAGTTACCGGAGTAGTCGTTGTTCTCACCGTTGACGGAAGACACGCTACCAGCCAGGAAGGGCAGGTTGTTGGAACGCTTGATGGAGATACCAGCGATCTCATAGAGACCCTCACCAGACTGCAGGTTACCGTTGGTGTTACCATAGTCACGGTTGAGGATGTTCGAGTCGACTTGCGACAAGAGAGCATAGTACTGGCGAGGGCTGAGAACAGCGG